TATCGTTCAAGATGCTTCTTGTGACTTTACAACTTCAGGTAGTGTAACTATTACTGAACAAATCTTAACTCCAAAAGAATTACAAGTTAACTTACTATTATGTAAGCAAGAATTTGTAGCATCTTGGGAGGCTTTACAATTAGGTTTTTCAGCTTTTGATGAAATCCCTAAAAACTTTAACGATTTCTTAATCTCTTATGTTGGTGGTCAAGTAGCTCAAGCAACTGAAGAAAATATCTGGAGAGGAACTGCAACTAATGGTTCTTTCACAGGTTTCCAAACTTTATTCTCTGCTTCAGTAGCAGCAGGTGGTGCAACAGCAGTATTACCAGCAAGAAGCACAGGTGGTTCTTCTGCAATCGTTTCTGGTTCTATCGACTCATCTAATGTATTCTCTAAATTACAATCAGTAGTAGATACAATCCCTGCAACTGTTTATGGTAAGCAAGATTTATTATTGTATGTTCCTACGAATGTAGCAAAAGCATACCAAGCAGCTATGGCTGGTGGTGCAGCAGGTGCTAATGGTTGGAATAACCAATACAATGTAGGTGAGAAGCCATACAACTTCAATGGTATTGAAATCGTATTATGTCCAGGTATGTCTGATTCTAAAATCGTTGCAGCTCAAAAATCAAACTTATTCTTCGGAACTGGTTTGTTATCTGACTACAATGAAACAAAAGTAATCGACATGGCTAACATTGATGGTTCTCAAAATTACAGAATTGTAATGAGATTTACATCTGGTGTTCAATTCGGTGTAGGTCAAGATATCGTTTACTACGGAGCTTACTAATATTAACTAACAAAACTAAAACAAAGTATCATGGCTTGTAATTTATCAGCTGGAAGAAACGAAGTTTGTAAAGAAAGTATCGGTGGTATACAAGGTGTATACTTCGTAAACTATACAACAGGTTCTTTCACTAAAAACGTAAATGGTGAAGTAACAGCAGTTCCATCAGGAAGTGTATTGTATTACTACCAATTAAAAGGTTCGAGCGCATATACTGAAACTGTTACTACTTCAAGAGATAACGGAACTACATTCTTCTCACAAGAATTAGTTTTAAACTTAAAGAAGTTAACAAACGAAATGACTACTCAATTAAAGCTTATGGCTTATGGTAGACCTCAAATCATCGTTTGGACAAATAACGGAGATGCATTGTTAGTTGGTGAACATTTAGGAGCAGATGTAACTGCAGGAACAATTCAAACAGGTGCAGCATTGGGTGACCTTTATGGTTATTCAGTAACTTTCACAGGTATGGAACAATTACCAGCAGCATTTATTTCAGGTAGCACAACAACTAGCGCATTAGGTGGTTTAACTGCAAACTATTCAATAGTTTACGGAACTAACGCTTAATTCAGTATAGCATAAAAATATTAAACCCTACTCTTCGGAGTGGGGTTTTTTTGTTTTAACTATTATTAGATAATTCTTTGTTATTATTAGATACAGACAAGATAAACAATAGATAATGCAGGCATATTACATATCTCAATCAAATGAGTATACATTTAGAACACAACCTACTGGCTCAAATGAGTTTACAATGAGTTTACAAGATATGTATACTCTACAAAACTTAACGATGTCAATGGCAAGTATGTCCTACAACGGATACGAATCTTTTGTAGGATTTACAGGAAGTATTAGTGGTGCATATGTTGGTGCGGAATATAGAGCAACACTTTATAATTCAGGTGCAGCAAACATAACATCTAATGCATCAGGTAATGCAATATGGCAAGGTTCATTCCAAATATATGCATCTCAATCAATAGATAAATCAGTATACGAAAACCAAATTCCTCCTGTAGTTTCACATGAAAGTGAAAACAGATACATAATTTTGAATTAATATGAAACAACAACAAAAATTCTCCATCGTTAATGTAAATAACAATCAGCTTCCATACATAACGGAAGATACTAAAACACGATATAATTGGATTCCATTCGGTGTTTATGGACACGATGACTTCTTTGATGCAGTTACAATGACTTATAATGTCAGTACAACTAACTCTGCATGTATTGAAGGTATTGCCGATTTAATATATGGTAAGGGAATATACTCTAAAAATCAAGCATTTAATGAAACTCTACAAAAGTTAATTCCACAGGAAGAAACTAAAAGAGTAGCATTTGATTTGAAACTATATGGTAATGGTGCGTATCAAGTATATTGGAATGATGACCATACTAAAATAATTAAGATGTATCATGTTCCTGTTCAATACTTAAGAGCAGAAAAATTAGACTCACATCCTAAAATTCAGAATTATTTTTATTGCACTGATTGGAACGACCAAAGAAAGGTTAAAAATAAAAAAGCATTACCTGCATTTGGAACTTCTAATGAGAAATGTGAAATACTTTACATTAAGAATTACTCACCAGGTTTATATTATTACTCTTTGCCTGATTGGGTTGCAGCAATGCAATTTGCAGTAAGTGAAGGTGAAATCTCTAACTTACATTTAAACAATATTACAAATGGTTTCTTACCTGCTGTAATGTTAAACTTCAATAACGGAGTTCCTGCACCTGAAGAAAGAGAAACAATAGAAGATTTAGTTCAAGCTAAATTTACAGGAACCGATAACGCAGGTAGATTTATGTTATCATTCAACGATGACCCTGCAACTAAACCAACGATTGATATAATTGACATTCCTAATTTGCATGAAAAGTATGACTATGTAGCAACATATACACAAGATAGAATACTTGTGGCACATAGAGTTACATCTCCTTTATTATTTGGTATTAGAACTCAGAATAATGGTTTTAGTTCTCAAAGTGAAGAAATGAAAACTGCATTTAGTATCTTACAAACAATGACTATTAGTCCATTCCAAAACTTAATATTAAATGCATTAGATTATGCTTTAACTGAAGGTGGATATGATGATATGGAATTATACTTTGAACAATTAACTCCTTTAGTTTTATTATCTCAAACTGCAGAAGAAACAGGAAAGTCTATTGAGCAAGTAGAAGATGAGACAAATAAATCTATGGAAAATCCAGCAACACAGGAAAATCCAGGTGACCAAACAATTCAAGATGCTGATTTAGAAAGTGAACCTATACCTAATGTAAGTTTTGGCACAGCATTTTTTGAAAGAGAATACGAAACATTTAAACAAAAATAAATTATGGCATACGCACTTTTCATAAATAGAAATGATATAATTAAAAACACTCCATTACAGGGTGCAATAGATGCTGATGCTCTATTACCATTTGTAAGAACTGCACAAGATAAATACTTAAAGAATCTTTTAGGAACTGTCCTATTTGATTACTTACAAGCACAAATTATTGCAGGAACTGTATCTAATTTATCGGTATATTATCAAGACCTTTTAGATGACCATATCAAAAATACTTTAATTTGGTATGCATGTGTTGAATATATTCCATTTAGTTCGGTTCAATTCAAATCAAATGGTGCAGTTAAACAACAAAGTGAACAAGGAACGGCACCAGCAAAAGGTGAAATTGATTATCTTTTAACTAAAGCATTGAATAACGCTGACTATTATGCATTAAGATTACAAAACTATTTAATTGCATATTCTCAAAATATTCCACAATATTTAGAATCAGTTGGTAATCAAACTCAAATCTATCCTGACCAATCGAATCAATATTTTGGCGGAATACAATTATAATAAAAATGAGTGCATTAGTAACAAATACAAATGTAAATTACACAAATTATTACAATTTGATTAATTTTTTTGCAGAGTATATGGCACAACATCCATCTATTACCGGAGTATCAACTGAAGAGATTGAAGAATTTGATAAGAGAGAGTTTCCCGCATATCCTGTTGCTAATGTTACTATACCATCAACTACATTTAGAAGCACTACAACTGATTATGAAATACAAATAATAGTTGCAGATAAAATTAAGAATAATAATAATGAAAGTGATGATAGAACAAATCAACAAACAATCCCTTATTATGGAATTGATGATTTGGTGGACATTTGGGCAAACACACTTGCAATTGTAAATGATATAACTTCTTTTATTCAAAGAGGAGTTACTAACTTTGAAATTGATGGTAGAATAAATTGTAAGCAGTTTGAAGAAAGATTTGATAATGGATTAGCCGGCTGGATAATAACATTTACATTAACAACACACAACGACAAGAATCGTTGTCTATTTGAATTATATCCTAATTAATATGAGTCAACAAATAATACATAACACAGGAACGAATTATACTCTTTATTATAATGTAATTAATTACTTTAAAACAATAATGAGTAATCATCCTTCTATTCTAGCAGTAACATTAGGTGACATTGCAGAATTTGATGATAAACAATTTCCTGAATATCCTGTTGGTAACATTCAAATATTAGAATCTGACTTTGGAACTTCGGTAACTAATTTCAGATGTCAATTAATGGTTGCTGATAAAGTTAAGAATAAAGATAACGAATCAAACCCAACAAACAACGAACAAACAATTCCTTATTATCAAGTTAATGATAAAGTGGACATATTCGCAAATACACTTGCAATCCTGAACGATTTAACTTCTTACACACAAAGAGGTGTCCAGAATTTTGAAATCAATGAGGACATTATATGCACCCCTTTTGCGGATAGGTTCAATAATGGGTTAGCAGGTTGGGTTGCTGAATTCACGCTAACTACTCACAATGATAAAAATCGTTGTCTTTTTTTTTTAGTTAACCCATCGGGAAGTGGATATATCATAGAAAATTGTGAGACTCAACAAAAATATAAAGCTGTTTTAGCAGAACCTGGTTCAATTGGACAAGTGTTTGCTACTAAAAATGCAGTGCCTCCTAACGGGCCCAACATCAATACTTATTACAATTTTGTTTGTTATACTATTGTTGACACATTTACTGGTGAAGATGATTATAATTTTGTAAACTTACCAATATTACAAATACCTTACGCTGACTTTGGTAATTGTGAATATTGTAAATTATGGACAACACCACAAGTATGGTCTACAACTCCGCAAAACTGGAATTCTGGTTCTGCGGCAGCATATAGACAATGGCAATATGATTAAAATATTAAAATAAAAATAAATGGGAAGTTTAAGTAATTTATACATATCACAAAGTTATCAGTCATTAGCACACTTAGGAACTAATAATGCATTGGTAGCAGGTCAAATGACTCAATTACAAGATGGTTTAGGTAATAGTTTAAATATTAATTTCGATGGAACAAATATAAGTTCATCAGGTAATATTTACGGAGCTAATATAACTGCATCGGTAATTAATACTGGTAGTTTTGTAACTACTTCATCATTTAATTCATATACTCAAAGTGTAAGCACGACAATAACTAATTTGTCAGCTTCACTAACTGTGACCGATGATTTTTTACAGGCACAAATTAATGCAATAGATGCATCAGGTTCTGCAGCATCGGTTGCAGCGTTGAATGCATTCACTGCATCTCAATTAAATATTAATAGTGGATATAATGCATTTACTGCTTCGGCAAATGTATCTATATCTAATTTGAACTCTGCAACTGCATCTTTATTTACTTCTACAAGTTTAAGTTTAATAACTGCGTCATTTGATACCGATACTAGAAACTTAACATTTACAAAAGGAAATACAACACAGTTTAGTGTAAACATTCCTGATGTAAGTGGAAGCTCTCCAACTACAATTTTTGAAGTAGTATTTACAGGTGAGAACATTACCAAAGGTGACCCATTATACATTAGTGGTTCACAAGGTGCAAATCCAACAGTATTCAAAGCAGATGCTGCTGACCCTAATAAGATGCCAGTAACATTTGTATCAAACGAAACCATTGGTGTATCAAATACTACAAATGCAATTGTATTAGGTTTAATAGAAGGAATAAATTTGACAGGCTATACAGCAGGTCAATCAATATATGTAGCAGAAGGTGGTGGGTGGTCTGCATCTTTACCATCAGGTAGTAATTCAGTTACTCAATTATTAGGAGTAGTAACTAAAGGTGGTAGTGGTGGAAAAGGATTAGTATTAAATCCAGGTCCTGCACAATTACCAGGTTTAGATACAGGATATATGTGGGTAGGTAATGGTAACAACCAACCAACTGAAATAACTACTGCATCATTTGCAAGTAGTGCATCATTCAATTCATACACTGCATCTAACGACCAAAAGGTAGATAGTTTAATTGCAAGAACTGGAAGTTATGCAACAACTGGAAGCAATTCATTTATTGGTAATCAAATAATAACCGGTAATGTAACAATATCAGGAAGTGCAACATCTGATTTGACAGTAGTAGGACAAATATTCGTTTCTTCTTCTGCAACAGGTGGAACAACTGCACCAAAGATTACAATATCAGGCTCATCAGGTCAAACTGTAATCTTCAGAAATAGTATTAGCACTACAAATGGAACGGATACTTCAGGTATATTTCCATCAACATTATTTTCATCTGATGTAGC